TTGCCGGAACCAGTCCGTGGGGGGAAGCGCCGGCGCCGCGGACGCCGTGAGCGCGAACGGAGCCGGCCGGTCGAGCCGCTTGTAGATGCCGCGCAGCACCCGCTGCATGGCTGCGGCGTCCGCCGGCGTCTTGCCCGTGCGCGCGCCCTTGGTGGCGGCCGCGGCCGCGAACACGCCGGCGGGGATGATGGTGAGGGTGCCGTCGATGACGTCGGCGATGCCGAACCCGTACGCGCCACGCGACTCGGGGTTGGCGTTGTCGTCCTTGCGGAGGAACGCGCGCGCGTACTTGGCCCAGTCGGGATTGTCTGGTCCGCCGGCCCAGCTGAACACCCGGTCGGCGGCCGCGGCCCCGTCCCACGCGCGGGAGCCGTCGGCGATCGGCATGTCGGCCCAGCCGGACGAGCGTACTGACGCGGTGAGGGCGTACGGGTGCGGGTCTTCGTCGGGGTCGTCGTCATCGGCCATGTCGATGCTGACGCCGGAGAACGCGGGAATCTGTACGAGGGTGGCTCCCGCGATGCGCGCCCGCGTGATGACGATCATGCCGTCATCGTCCATGGCGTACTCGAGGTCGTCCATGTCGTCGAGGAGGTTCGGGCCGACAACCCCAGCCTCGATGAGCGTCTGGACCTCGCGCACGTCCACGTCGTCGAACAGGTCGACGGACGGCCCGGTCACCCCGAGGTCGGTCTGTGCCATTGCTTCGGCCGCGCCGCGGACGGGCAGGAACCGGCCCGACGCAGTGACCATGCCGGAGTGGTTGTCGATGGTCAGCGTGTCGATGGAGCCGACGGTGACGCTGCCGGAGTGGCCGGAGTCGGACACACGCTGCCACATCAGCGGCAGTGGCAGGTCACGGTTCGTGAGCGCGCCGGGGGCGATGATGCGCTTGTCGCCGGTCGGGGTGCCGATGCGCGCAAGCACCGCGGTCCATGTGCGGGTCATCGAACTATCTCCCATTCGACCATGTAGGCGCCGTCATCGTCCCGTATGAACCCGACGAACTTTCCCAGTTCGCCGCCCTCGGCCCATGCTGTCCGGTGCGCGTCGAGGAGCGCCGTTTCGATGGCTTCCTGTATGGGGGCCCGCCACTCATCCATCCAGCTCACGGGTTCTGCCTTTCTGTCCAGTCGATAGTCTCACCCAGCACGGTCGGGAGGATCGTGCACCGGCAGTTGATGACCTCTTGCGCGGGCCCGCGCGGGTCCCCGGGGAACAGCAGCTTGGCCCCACCCACCACGAACGGCTCTGACATCAGCGTGCGCTGCTTGTCCGCGGCGTCGTGTGTGGGCCGGGTGCGCTTGTCGTCGGTGGCGATCCACTGCTTGAACGGGGCGATGTCACCGCGCGCCTGCGCGTCGAGGACTGCAGCCCGGTACACGCCGGCGTTGACGGCGCCGATCGTCTCCGTACGGGCCACGGTGACCGCCCGGTTGGGCCAGTACTGGGAGCCGCTCGCCGTAAGCACACGCTGCACGTTTCGGGTGACCTCAGGGATCGGCGTGCCGTCCGTGATGCCCCGCTCGATCTCCCGGACGACGAGCGCGTACACCTCATCCGGGATGTTCTTCAACCGGTTCCCTGCCTCGTTCAGGTACGCAGACGTCCACGAGTCGGTGAGCGGCTCCCCGGCGCGGGTGACGCGCCGCCACGCGCCCGCCAGAACCCCGCCGATGACCGGGGTGATCTCCTGGTCTACCTGCTCCGTCCAAAACCCGGTGTGGTCTGATACGCGGCCCGGGTCGATGGGCCGGTCTTCGGGGGTCACGGCGGGGCGGACACGGTCGAGGTAGCGGGTGAGGCTGCCGAACCAGGCCCGGCCGATGCGGCGCTCACCGTCCTCCACGATCGCGCGGGCCCGCATCCGCGCGGGCAGGTGATCGTCCGGCGGGGTGGTCACCGCAGGTACCACGCAAGGTCATCGCGGCTGAACGCCTCACCGGTCATCAGCAGCTTGGTGACGTACAGCTGCACCCCGCCGTTCACGACAGCGTTGCGGACACCGAAAGCGCGGGCCACAGGCTCGTAGTAGCGGACATCCACAAGCGCGCTCGGGTTCTCGGGCCGGATGTGCATGTACAGCTCATGGCGTGGCACGTCCCGGTACTGTCCGCGATTCTGGTTAGTGAGGAGCCTCCCCCCGGCCCGGTCGAGTGCCTGCATGACGAGCACTTCGGCGGCCGCCACGAGCCCGTCCGGTACGGGGGCGGGTGCCGGTTCCTCGCCGCGCGTGGACGGGAGCGCGCGCGCGGGCGCAGGCTCGGGCGCGGGAGTCTCGAGCTCGCCACCCTGCGTCACGTTCGCGTCGACACCCGCGGCCGCCGGCGCGACCTCCAACCCAAGGTCGAGGGCCTGCGCGATCGCGGGATCGGCGAGGAGCGTGGGCGCGATCCCAACCAGCTTCTCCAGCACGCGGCGGGTGCGCTCCTCGGGGGACGGCATCGCATCCTCGGGGACACCGTGCTCGGACAGCATGTATTCGTCCGAGATGAGTACCTTGTCGTACAGGGATTCGAGGGTCTCGGAGGCGTCGGGCCGGGCGACGATGGCTGTGGTGTCCCAGCCGATCTCCCGTAGCTTGGCCGTCTCTGCCGTCTCGCCCATGGCGATCAGGGCCGGCTGCATCCAGTGCTCGCTGATGGCGTCGCCGATGGCCTTGAGGAGCGGCTCAATGTAGATCTTGTAGGTGTCTTCCTCCACCTTCCATGACGTCCAGTGGTTCGACTCGCCCTGTGTGCCCTCCGCGACGTCCTTCGGCATGTCGAGGGACGCAGCCAGGCGGGTACGCCCGTCCTGCCGCAGCTCGACAACCTGCCCGTCGAACTGGGTGGAGATGTCGTAGTGCGCGAACGCGCCCCCGTTCGCGATCAGCTCGCCGGGGGCCTGGAACGCCATCGGGACCTGCGAGGAAGCCTGGCCGGGGTTGGAGAGCCCGTACTCCGCGGAGGTGAGGAGCTGGTCCATGAACGATTCGGACGACGTCTGGAAGTCGCCCTTGGGGAAGTCGAGCTCCTCGGCGATGGCCATGAGCCCGTTGAGGGCGATGCGGGAGTCGAGGCGGGCCGCGATGTTCTGCGTTGCCTTCTCGATCTCGCGGAGGATGGGCAGGGCGGGGCGGACGGCACTGTCGGCTTTCGACTGGTCGAACGGGTGCGGGGACCAGACGCGGATCATGCGGTCCTGCGCAGTCAGGGTGATCGCGGCGGCGGTCATGGGGTCGGTGTACTGCCACGAGTCGCCCTTGGCGCGCACCTTGTCGCCGGACAGGACCAGCCACGTGTCCGGCTGCTGGGGTTCGCCCGGCCGGATGATGATCCACGCTTCGCCGATGACCTGCCAGCAGATCGCGACCGTGCGGAGGAGCCCGGCGCGCTGGGATGGTCCGCCGAATGCCTGCATGGCGACGGTTTGTGCCCGCTGGTCGTCTGACGGGCCGGTGGGCTTGCCGGTGTCGGGGTCGATGTCCGTGGCGTGCAGGTCGGCCTGCGAGACGGCGTTTGCGATCCACACGACGGGCGCGCGTAGCTCGCCGATCACGTCGTAGTAGTAGCGGGCTTCGTTCTGCCACTGGTCCGTTGTGGACGTCGCCCGGGCCCGGTTGAGTGTCCGCACCCCGGGCCCGGACATGGGCACGGCGGCCGCGAGGATCGTCTTGGGCGCAGGGTCATGGCCCGTCCCGCGCAGCTTGTCGAGGAATCCCATCACTCACCTTCCCGTGAGGCGAGGTACCCCGCCACGTAGCTGTAGGCCAGACACAACGGTATGGCTGCCCAGCGGGGCCACAGCCCGGTTTCGGCGCCCACAGTGGCCACGGCTGCGCCCATCCAGATGCTGACGCACCAATCGCAGGTGATCAGGTAGGACAGCATGCTGTCTTTGCCCCACCTGAGGATGAGCCGGCGGCGCACCGGGTGGAGGATCTGGTCCCGGGTGATGAGCCGCGTGAGGCGTGCGGTGACGAGTGCGCCGATGGCGAGCGTGATCGCGTCCATGATGCTCCTTAGGATGCCGCACGCGCGCGCGCACGGTCGTCACACGCTGCGCTGTGTGCATGGATCTCATACCGGTTCTCGTCTGCGTGGGCGCACTCGGAGCAACAGTAGGCCGCTCCGGAGGACACCAAGCGGGTGCAGTTCGGCAGTGCCCTGCAGGGCTGGAGGTCCTGAATGGGTGCTGTCGCGCGCTGTTGGGCGCGTCTGCGGGCAGCCATGGCCGGGTGCATACCGCCGGCGGTTCGGCCCTTGAGGGCGTGCGGCGACGACAGGACCGACTCGGCCCGGTCGTGCTTTTTCATGAGGAACGCGACGGCGTGGACCATAGCGTCGATCCGGTCGGGGGAGTCGTTGTCTTCCTCGGGGATCCACGTCGTCAGCTGGTCCTCGAGTTCGGGGAACGCGCCGACGTGGCAGACGCGGCCTTGTTCGTAGCGCATGGCGACGGGCTGCGCGCGGAGTCGCTTGCCTTGAGAGGCGTTGACGCGGCGGACGGGCGGCATGCCGGCGTTGGGGTACAGCTCCTTGTACACGGCGCGCAGCACGCTTTCGATCCAGTCCTTGCCGCCGTTGTCCTCGACGATCAACAGCGAGGCGTTCCACTCTTCGAGGAGTCCCCAGGCGCGGCGGGCGGCACGGTCGGGGGACATCTTCTCGGAGCAGTCGGCGAGGATGTAGTTGCGGTTGTCGGTCCCGCGGCCGGCGACGACGAGTCCGGTTTCGTCGCCTGCGCCGGTGCCTGCGGGGTCCATGCCGATGACGATGTTGATGAGTTCGGGCGCTTCGGGGACGCGGTGTTCGTCGATGTGGCGGCGTGCGACGAGCGCGCCGGGAAGGTCCTCGAGGACTTCGGCGTCGAGCTCCTGTCTGCCCAACGTCGTGCCCTCATATTTCGAGACGACGGCACGACGGAAGGTGGGAGCCAGGTTGGCGAGGTTGTCGTAGGTCGACCCGCGGACCGTGACGGTCATCGGGTCCTTGAGGAGCAGCTTGATCAGGGGGAGGGGCCGGGGTGTGGTGGTGACGCAGATCTTGGGGTGGTCGCCGAGGCGCATGCCGAGCTGCGCCATGTCCCAGGCTTCCTGGAGGTAGCGCCAGGCTGCTAGCTCGTCCATCCATCCGTAGTGGTGCTGGGGGCCGCGGAGGCGGTTCGGTTCGTCGGCGCTGTAGAGCATCTGGATGGCGCCGTTGGGGTAGGTGAGGCGGCGCTTGGAGGGCTCGTAGACGGGGCGGAATGTGGCGGGTGCGCATGCGAGGATCCCGGACTCGCCTTGTACGAGGACGTCGCGGGTGTCGCCGGCCGTCGGGCCGATCAGCGCGCCGCGTTCGTACTTGCGTGCTTGCAGGATCGCCCACTCGGCGCCCATGCGGGTCTTGCCGAATCCGCGGCCGCAGAGGGCCATCCAGACGTCCCAGTCGTCGCCCTCGGGTGGGCGTTGTGCGGCGCGTGCGTGTGCGCCGGGACGGCCGGGGTGGGGTCGTCCGTCGCAGTCGGGGACGGCGCAGAGCCACGGGACCTTCCCGGCCTCGAGGTCCTGGAGGGACTGCTCCAGGATGGTTTCCAGCCGCGCGAGGTCAGCGGGGGATAGCCGCTGGAGTTCGGCGCGGCTGATCTTCACGACCGTCCTGCCATCTCTTCCTCCATGCGGCGGACGATGTCCTCGACGCGGGTGACGGCGTCGGACGTTTTCTTGTCGTCCTTGAGCATCAGGAAGTTCTGTTCGACCTTGGCCATGGCGGTGAGGGCTTGGGTCCACAGCATGGTGGGGTCCTGGTTGCGTTCGATGAACACGTCGAGCCGGTTGGAGAGGTGGGCCTTGAGCTTGCGCATCAGGGCGAGGTTCTCGTCTCGGCTCTCGGCCATCTCGTGGACGAGTCCGTCTGTGTCCGCGGTGAGGATGTACGCGTCATAGGCGACAGATCGTGACACCCAGTCATGCGCTGCGCACCAGCGCTCGCAGAGCGTGACGGATTTCCCCAACGCTTCCGCCACGGAGGCTGCACTGCGCGCCTTCCCCTGGTGCAGGTACTCCTGGAAGGCGCCGTGCGCTACGGAGGATTCACCATCGCGTCTGGTCCAGATGTAGTCCGTCACCGTGTGCTCCGTTCAGGTCACCTTCCTGCACAGGAAGTAGTCGTGTTCTTTGATCTCTACGATCTCACCTGCGTAGCCTTGCGGGCAGGCTTCGGCCGGCGGACCCGCGTCCCCTTGGGGCCCCGCGGGACCCTGAGGCCCGGGTTCTCCTTGCGGACCAGCTGGTCCCTGCACCCCAGTCGGCCCAGTAGGACCGGCCGGTCCTGTTGCGCCAGTCTCACCCCGTGCGCCATCCGTTCCAGCCACTCCCGTAGTGCCTGGCGGTCCCGTCGGTCCTGCCGGGCCCGGGACGCCATCCGCTCCAGGTGATCCGTCTTTTCCATCGCGTCCGTCCCTGCCGTCGGTTCCGTTGGTTCCGTCGCTGCCCTTGGGCCCGGCCACGGGGGTAGCACCGAGGGACCGGACCTGTTGTGCGAGTGCGGTCCGGTCGCGTTCGGCGGTGTCGAGGCGTTCGGCGAGGCCGCGCCCGTACGCGATGGCGTAGGCGACGCCGACGGAGACGGCGATCACCAGGACCCACCATCTCATCGTCTTCACGGCGTTTTCCCCAGGGTGACGTACAGGATGATGCCCACGATGGCAGGGCCTGCGACGGCCGTCCAGAACCAGCGGGTGACGGCGGCTAGGCGCGCCTCTGTGGCGGCCTGTGCCCGTTCCAGGTCTTCCTGGTCCTTGACGAGCGACTCCAGCTTGAGTTCCAAGATCTCCTTGGTGACGTACTGCTGTTGTGCGTCGGCAAGGCGTCGGACTTCATCGGCCAGGCGCCGGACCTCTTCGGCCAGCGTGGGCTCATCCATCGGTCGGGCTAGGGGTTGGGCCAAGACAGCATGGACAGGGTGGCGTCGGTGAGGGTGACGGTCGCGCCGGTGCGGGAGATGAGCTGGAACGCGAGGAGTCCGTTGACGCGTCCGTTGAGGGTGACGGACACCTGCACGGGGAGCGCCGGATTGCCGCGGCCCTCGATCTCGTGGGGGGAGCCGACGAACGTGTCGTCGGTGGGGCGCAGCTCCACTACCTCGTTTTCGCCGAGGCCTTCGAGGCGGAGGTTGAGGGTGGCGGTGTAGCGGCCGCCGTTGAGGACGGACTTGCCTCCGGCGCCGTGGCCGTTCGGTTCGTCGGTGTTCTCGGCGGTCCAGTAGATGTCCTTGGCGGTGTCCTTGGTGAGGGTGAGGTCTTCGCTGCGGAGCAGGACGGTGAGGTTCGGAGATGCCACGTCGGGGGTCCCTGTCGTTGGTGTGGTGGGCGGCGTGGGGTTCCACGTTGCCGGGTGTGCGAGTCGCTCGGCGATCTTCGCACGGAGTTGGGGCATGGCCGGCA